GGCTTCTTCCTATTGTACGCCATCTTTGTCTGTAATGCCTGCAATCCATCTTCAATGTCGATGCCGGGAGCTGGAATGAATATGAGGCCAGCGTCAGACAGGTCTTCTATGATACTGCTTGCTCCGTCTTGAGCCTGATACTTTGCCGCACCAAGTCTAGGGTCAATCAACCGTTCAAATATAACGTCGGCGGTTTCAGCCTCAAGGGACGTGATGAGTTCAACATAGTCCTTAATGCCGTAGCCAAGCCCCTTACATCCATCGCCATTAGACCATTTGCCGCCACGCCACTTAGCCCAATCACCCACGTTGCTATCGGGCCATTCCCTGTACACCCACCAGCAATCACTCTCGTCAATTGCCACCCAGCATATAAACCAGTTCTTCCTGCCCGCTGGATCAAGCACCATATACTTCGTAACGTCTTTGTGCGGAATGGCTGAGTGCGGAACCACATTAACTTCCTTGCTGAAATTCGGGAACCTAGTCGTGTAATTCTTTGTAGGGATGCCATACGCCGCCGTCAGCGTGTAGTTCTCATCGTTCTTGGCCTTACACTGTTCCACAATGGCCTCATAGCCACTCCAAGGATTGTCCTTGCTGTGGAAGTAGATGATTCCCGCGTTCTTCTCTGCGTTCCTTTGGGCATAGGGAACCATTCTTCCACCTAGCAATTCTGCTGGCCTATTCTCCAGCGTCTCAGCACCATCAATGTAATAGCGAACCGTCTCCGTAACGCCGTCCTTTGGCGTAAACGTCAGCAGCATCTTTGCATTGCGCGTAGCCAAACGCAAATAGAGCCGGTCTAGCATTTCCATTCCCTGCAAATACTCGTCGCACCATGCACCTATGTTTGCGCCAGTTGTCGTATATGCGCCAAGCTCCATGCCTTCAAGGATGGACTGATTCTGCGCAAACTGGCTATACGTCTTAAACATGATGCGGCTCTTGTTCGGGAACACCAACGAGTTACCCGCAAAGCCGTTCTGCATCGAGAACGATATGTAGTGCGTCTCTTCCGTAGCCTTCTTCTTCAGCTCTTCCGGTAGGTACTCATAGACAGCCGCTTGCTGAACAACAACGCTGTTCTCTTGGTTCTGGCTAAAGCAATAGATGAGAGCACCCGCATTCTCCATTGCAGCCCTAACCACAGCCTTAGCCCCGTAGCTTGTCTTGCCGCTACGATTGGCACCAAGCAACAACAACGTGCGGCAATCAGCCAGCATCTTGTCAGCCTGCTTCCAATGCGGCAGCACCCAGCCATACCTGTATTGATCGCGCCTGCTGTTCGCTATGGCCTCATGGTAGGTCTTCCAAAGAGCAATGAGGTCTTCTGGAGCCATAGCAGCCACCTCGTCATCCGTAGGCGGCACCAAAATCTTATGCTGCTCCCAAGAAAGCATCACGCTGGCTCCACTTTAATCTCAACACTTGCCGCCTTGTTCTTAGCCTTGGCCGCATTAATCGCCGCCATAGCATCCTCCAACGAGGGCTGTCCCGTCCTGTGTTCAACCACCATCTTATTCCCTTCAGACGCCATAAAGAACTTATCCGCATACACGCCATAGCTCATAGCCAAATCCCGTAGATTGGCCCGCCTAAGCGCACTCTCATCCTCACTCAACATCTTCATCTTCTCATGCTGCAACATCCGCGCACCTTCCGCCAACTCCAAAGCATCCTGCGCCACCATCTCTTTGCGCTGGTTAATCAACGCCGCGTGCCTAGTTCTTAAAGCAGCTAGTCCCTAGTGAAATTAAAAAGAACCCCCAAAGAAAGGGGGAGTTTGAGGGGGGGTTGTGGGTTGTTGTCAAGCAAAAAGTGTTGACAGGTAATTTTTATTATTATTACTGCTAAGACATGAATATTTTCAATAAGAAGCATCCACTTGAGCAGCAGATGGCATTTCTCTCGGATCGCGAACAATTCTTGGATTTCTTAGATTGGATTTCCGCTGGTCGTGAAAGTGCCATTAGCCAACTGCAACGAGCACCAGAAGGACGGCTTCGTGAGATTAGCGGAAAGATTCAGGTGTACGACGAAATCCTAGGGCTTTGCAATTACAACAATTTGTTAATGAAGCGTGCAGTTCGTATGTCTCACGGATTGCCCGCATAGTCTTGTGATATACTGACAACCTCGCAATGCCCGTGGCGTAAAGACGGCAATCATAATGTTAAACGAAGTTCCAACGGCTAGCGCAGGAGCCGACCAAAAACCTGTGGTTAAGAATATATCTAGTAGCGAGCTAGTCGCTATGCGGTATCGGTCTATGTCTGATGCTCAAAAGGCGCAAAATCCGCCCAAACAGCAGCAACAAGAGACCAAAGAGGTAGTTCCCGATGACACGGAAGCTCCAAAGGAAGAGGTGCGGCAAGAAGAGCCTGCTCCAATTTCTTCGGAACCAAATGTCAAAGAGGAACAAAGAGTTCTTTCTAAGGACGTTGATTTGGATTCCATGAGTGAGGTAGAGCTTAGAGAGCTGTCCCAGAAACTCGGTAGCAAGGCTGTTGCCCGTTACGGTGAGCTAACCGCAAAACGAAAAGCTGCTGAGGAACAGTTGGAAGCTCTCAAGGCCGACATCGCTAAACGTAGTTCAAACCAGTTAGAAGCCACGGTTAAGGACAATCCTTATGCCAACATTGACAATGCTAATGACCTAAAGTCTAAGTATCAAGAAGTCACTGAGGTTATCGACTGGGCCGACGAATTGCTCGAAAAGGGCGAAGACCTCGGGGCCGAAGATGTTCTGACAAACGTCAACGGCAAGGATTACAGCAAGCGCGAAATCAAGGACGCACTACGCAAAGCCCGAAAAGCTAAGGAAATCTACTTGCCCGATCAGGACAAGCAGATTAAAGTCGGAGAAGAACGAAAGTCCTTCAAAGAAGCCTTGGTTAATCAGGCTAAAGCGGAGCTTCCTTGGTTGCAGGGAGAAGACAATGATGTGCGAAAGCAGTATGAGGCAATGATTAGTGACGGGCGATTGAAGGACATCGAAAAGATGATTCCTGAACTTGCGCCGCAACTGCCCTACTTGTTGGCCCACGCAGCCAATAGCCTGTATGCACGTCGCTCCGTTGACGTAAAACAATCGTCACGCATCTCCCCGCCATCTCCAGTGGTTAGCCAATCAGCAGAGTCCAATAAGCCTGAAACCCGTCAGTCTAAGGCTTTAACTGATCTCTCCAGCCGCTTCGGTAAAAGCGGAAGCTATAAGGACTTCAAAGCAATTCGTGCTCTTCAACACTCTAAAATCTAACTATCATGGCTTTTTCAAATACTTATAATGTTACTAATCCCGGCTCTGGGGTCTCCAATCGCGAAGACCTCACGGACGTTCTGACCATTCTGGCTCCCGAGGAGACCCCAGTTCTCTCGTTGGCTAACAAAAGCAAGGCTACCGCCACCTTCAATGAGTGGACTGTGGACACGCTCGCTGCGCCATCGGCTACTGGCATTCAGGAAGGCGCGGATATTTCCTCGTTCACCGACAAGTTCACTGGCCGCGCTCGTCTCGGCAATTACATTCAGTTGTTTCGCCGTGACTTCATGGTGAGCCAGCTCCAACAGGCTGTTGAGTCGGTTGGTCCGGCTAAACTTGCTGAGGCTGAGGCGAAAGGCGTCCGCGAAATTAAACGCGATATGGAAAAGGTGCTTTGCGGCGATCAAGACCGCTCGGTTGAGGACGGTGGTTCTTCTCCCGGAACTCGTTATGTCAGCCGTGGTTTGGGTCTCTGGACCTCTAACACGCCCGGTGGTGACGTTCCATCGGCTTTCCGTACCCCTACCGCGTCCATTCACACTTCCGGCACGTTGACGGAGAGTGCATTCAACACCCTGATTTCGTCCATCTTCACCCAAACGGGTACGGTGGATAAACTCTCGCTTGTTGCTGGCACGACCCTTCGGCGCACGGTGAGCGGGTTTGCTCGTTCTGACAATAACAGCAACGAGAACGTCTATCATGTAAATCAAATGGCGACTGACAAGGAAATCACCCTCTCGGTGAACACCTATGACAGCGACTTCGGTATCATCACGGTTATCAATGGCAATCCAGCGTGCTTGCCAGATGCTTCCCGTGGCTACATCATCAACCCCGACTATCTCGGTGTTGCTGAGTTGATGAGCCTTGGCTCGACTCGCGTTCCCGATCAGGGTGGCGGTCAGCGCGGGTTTGTTGACGCTGCTGCTGGTCTTCAGGTCTTCAGTCCTCTTGCCCACGGCAAGATTCTTGCTGTCGTCTAATTAAACAGTTGCTATCAAAAGCCCGTGTGGTAGAATACTGCACGGGCTTTTTTATGGAAATCATCACGTCAATCCCAAGGTACTCAGACGGTGAAGTCAATCGTGCGTTGATGCGCGAGATTACTACGGGCATTGCGCTGAAAGAAGCTTGGGAAAATGAGCGTGAAACAATTTGCGCTCAAGAAGTACAACGAATCAAAGATACACAGAAGGCTCACGTTAAGGGAATGCGATGCGTTGCCGTTACGCCCGCATGGGAGTGGTTTAATATGCGGAAGAAGTATGGGCATGAGGCTATGCACGACAAGGGCTTCATCAAAGACTATCAAAAGCGTTTTCCGAATCTGACTCCAAATAAACTCTGATGCAAGAAGTCACTTACACCTCTATTTACGATCAGGTTCGTGCTCTTGCGGGTGTTGTTGATTTTACGACTGAGGAGCAGTCTCTAATTACGACGCTGGTTAATCGTCGCGCAAGGTTTGCGTATGAGGCTTCTGATTTCTGGCCTCGTTGGTTGGTTGTGGGTGAACGGCGCACATACAGCGCAAATACGGTTAGTCAGCCATTTGTCATTGGCTCTACTTATACGATCTTAACAATTGGAAGTGGCACGAATTGGACCAACATTGGGGCTTCTTCTGCTACTATTGGCGTTACATTTGTGGCTACGGGGGTGGGTAGTGGTACAGGAACAGCAACGCTTAACAGCAACATCATCCCCTACGAGAAAGCTGGATCATCCACCATTGATACCTACCTCCGTATTCACAAAAGCTATCAGCCGTTCTTTCAATACTCCTCCGTGGAAGTTGAGTATTACGTTGATAGTTTGGGTGCTCACGTCATGGGCGATACGGCCCCAGCGAGCAGTGTTTTTGTGACGTATAAAAAAGAATTCGATGGTCCGTATACGTCTAGCTCGACAAACATTCCCGAGGAATGGTCTAGCTATCTTGGACATTCGGTTTTTGTAGACTTCCTTCGATTGGATGCTCAGAACGAGAAAGCATTGGTTGAAGAGAAGGTTGCCGAAATCATTTTACAGAATCAACTAATGAAGGTTGATGTCACCCGATCTGCCGGAATCTTGGCACATCGTATTTCAACCCACGCAAGCCGAGCCTATCGGCGCAACTAACTGTTACTATCTATCATGGCCAACGCTAAAATTGTAAACACCCCATCTCAGGCGATTCCTCAATATGGTGCGCCTCATACACAGGTCACTGTGAGTTCTTCTGTTGTTTCTCTTCTTGGAACGCTGACGTTGAATGCAGATACTACGCACGTTCTGGTTCAGTTCACTGGAGCCAATGCCCGCGTTACGTTTGACGGCACTAGCCCGACTACATCGAAAGGGTTTGTTTATTCCGATGGAAGCACGGCCTATCTAACCAGCAAAATGGCAAGTGCGGCAAAGGCAATTCGGGACGACTCCACTGATGTGGTTCTTGAGATTCAAGAGTTGAATTTCCTTTAATGTCGTCCATATTCCAGACATCGTTAAATGTTCCATCGGCCTCGGTTAATGGACTGGCTCTGCCGTCGTTTGCTGATAGAAGTTTTTATTCTGCGGTAATTAACAGTCCGAAAGATTACTATCCTAGTCCGTTTTTGTCTTTTCAATGGGAAGACCATTCTGGCGATGAGATTATTAATGAATCCAACGAGCAGATCATTTTTGTTCAGCCTGCATCCTAAGTTTTAATTTTATGGCAAATAAACGGATTAAAGACCTCGCTACGACAGCTACTACAACGGCATCTGATGACTTCATGGCCGTAGACGGAACGACCAACGGCACGCGCAAGATGAATGCCGCTGCTCCAGCGTTTCTCACCAGCGTAACGACGCCCTCCCTCACCTCCCCCGCCGCGACCAACCTGACGCTCGCGGCTGGCGGCACCAACCAAAACGTCGTGCTCACGCCGAGCGGAACAGGCGGCGTCGGCATCGGGACAAGTTCGCCGGGATACAAACTTGATGTCAACACGACGGGCGGCTCTGCGGCGACTGCGCGGCTTATCGGCAACGACCAAGCCAATGTTCGGCTGCGCCTTGAGAACGCCGGGTCAGGTGGTAGGACTTGGGAACTCGTCGGCGGCTTGCCGGGTGCTAACAACGCCAACTTCAGTATCCGCGATGTAACCGGCAGCACGACCCCCCTTACCATCGACTCCACCGGCAACGTCGGCATCGGGACGACGGCGCCGCTGGGAAAATTGCAAGTTGGGGCTACGGGGATTCTCACTGACTTCGGCAATTCTTTGGTGGTTCATAATTCCGTAGATGGGGATGCAACTATTGCACGGTTCATAAATTCTACACAAGCAACAGGCGGCTCAACTAACGAAACGGCACAAATTTATTTAGGTTGGAGGGACGCGGCAACTGGTAGCGCACAGGCGTCAAGAATAGTTGCGGGAAAAGAAGGGGATTATACCACTGGTGCTGCTGCCGATTCGTTTCTTGCTTTTTATACAGCAGAAAACAATGGAGAGAACGAGAGAGTCCGCATTGCGTCTAACGGCACCGTCTCCATCTCCTCCTCCACCGCAGGCTCCGCAGGCGCAGGCGCGCTAGTGGTCACGGGTGGGCTGTCGGCGGGCAACAGCGGCAGCGCGGCGAGCTATTTTGGGGGCACGGTGAGCGTAACCGTATCGAGCGGACCAACGCTGCAAATCAATAACGCCGGAACAGACAGCCCGTATATCGGATTTTATCGGGGCGGCACGATACGCAGCGCATTACAGCTTTTTACGGATAACGATTTCCGATTTTACTCAAGCAACCTGTCCACCTACGCGGCAATTTCAGCCGGAGCCGCCACCTTCGCGGGCGCGGTGACGGTGGGGGGAACGGGCTTTCTGTCAGCCGCACGCAGCGTCTACACAACCGGAGCACTCGCCACAGCCGTTGCAAACAGTGCGGTAATGGATTGG